GGTAATCATTCCTTTAACATCCTCAACAATCTCTACCTTATGTACTGTGTCAAAGTAAACAAAGTCTGCAATGTACTTAATAGCACGTTCAGTCTTGCCATTGATTACCAGCTTCGGGATCAACTCATACGAAACCTGCAATCGTAGATCAGTAATCAGTCCACCTTTCTCATAGAGTTTTAGTTGCCCGTAACGCATAGATTCTTTGCGTGAATGGAACTTTATGCCATCTAACTCTGTGATTTTATTATTGTATTTAGTTTTCTTATGTATCATTTGTTATCCATTTAAAAAAACAATCATATATTTGTGAAATAATTACATTTAGTTATTGCAATACTTTTTTATAAGAGTATAGTTCTATTCATGCACTACACATATTAACACAAGGAGAAGAAAATGTTTGATTGGGATGAATACTTTAACACACCAGAACAAGTTGCAAAACGCAAGGCTGACATGGTGCTTTTCTATGCAGCTCGTGATGCAGAAACTAAAAAATACAATGACAAGCTAAAAGCTACTCGTGAGATCCTTCGTGCAGCTACAGATGAACTTAAGGCTGACAATGATGCAGCAGAGTTAAAAGAGTACAAAAGATTGTTTGCAGCAGATAAGGATAGATACCTAGCTGCTGGATACACAGAAGAGTTGGCTCACAGTATTGCGTGTAGTGATGCACAATATCGTGAGAATCAAAAACTTGGTTACAGTAACGAATAGGAGATGATGATGTTAGATAATTTATTAATACTTTGTATAGGTGGTGCAATAATTTGTGCCATATTTCTAATAACTGGTATAATAGCTAAGATTAGGGGATGGGAATGAACGAGCAACAGTTTCAAGCAGAATTTGATCTAGAGCGTTTTATTGATTCTATTAACTGGGATGCGATGGAAGATAAATATGGAGAAAAGTTCTGGGATTATATGTTAGACACAGAGCCTAAAGCACATAACGAAGAGTGGATGCTAGAAAACTTTGGTGACAACTTTATAGAGTGGGTAACAGAATCTTTTGACAATAAAGATATTATTTTTAACTAGGAGAACAGAGTGAGTAATTATCAGACACTAAGAGCAATTAACGTAAACGCACATACAGAGAAGAAGAACAATCTTACTTACCTGTCATGGGCATGGGCAGTTGACCAGCTACTAATGCAAGATCCAGCAGCAACATGGTCTTATGGTGAGCCAGTACGATTTGGTGAAACCTTGATGGTGTTCTGCACAGTAACAGCGTTCGGCAAGACGATGACATCGCAGCTACCTGTTATGGACTATCGTAACAAGGCAATCCCTAACCCAGATAGCATGGCAGTCAACACAGCGATGCAACGATGCCTAGCCAAAGCAATTGCGTTACATGGTTTAGGTTTGTATATCTACGCTGGCGAAGATGTGCCAGAGGAAGATAAGGTACAAGCACCAAAAGCAATCACACCTACGGCTGGCGCAATGGAGAGTTTAGATGAGGAATCACAACAGTTTATTAAAGACCTTGCAATGGATATTATTGGTGATGTTGCTGGTGGACACATTGAGGATGCTTATGGTAAAACGACAACACTACTCAATGAAGAGAAACTCGCTGTATGGACTCTATTGGATAGCAAGACACGCAGCACACTTAAAAAACACGCTGAATCATTGAAAGGTAAATAATGATAATCACATCTTTTTACGGAATGACAACTCTTTTAAACAAAGAGCATGAAAACAAATTGAAAGCAGCAATTCAATATTTAGGTAACAAGTATTTATTAGCAACTCAAATTAAAAAGGATACAAAATAATGGAAGGAATAGATTTTTTTGATGGTGACTATGATTTTTCAGTTGGAATTGCCGATCTCGAGCGAGATGCTGTATATATTTCACAACATTATAATGATGATTACGTTTTATTTTATATAAAAACATATCAAATTGATTCACTTATTGAAAAATTATCCATAGCTAAAAGGAAAGTAGAAAACGATGAATAACTTGAACGCAGTAGGCAATATTGGATCAGATGCAGAAGTTCGCTTCACCAAAGAAGGCACAGCCATTGCAAGTTTTAGCTTTGCCTTGTCATCTGGTTATGGCGATAAAAAGAAAACAACATGGCTACGTTGCAGCATCATTGGTAAACGTGGTGAAACGCTTGCGCCTATGCTAAATAAAGGCTCTCAGGTAGCGATTACAGGCGAGATTTCTTTGAATGAGTATGTTGCTAAGGATGGCACAAACAAATCGTCTTTAGAGTGCCTAGTAAGCAATGTAACGCTGCTTGGTAAGAAGGATGCAGCACCAAGAGAAGCCAGCAAAGCAAATGCGTACCAGAACCAACCTTTAGATGAACTGGAATCGGATATTCCGTTCTAACCTTTTGGGCGAAAGTGTCACAATATATTGCGCTCAACTTTATTAACGACATGAGTAGCCCATCCTATTTTTGGAGAAGAGTAATGGCAACAAGAAAAGAAATACTGCTCAAGGCAGAAAACAATAGACAGGCAATATTTGATGCTATCGGTAACGAGGTATTGGATGTCTGGGCGATTGATAATAAAACAAACATCGGTGATAAGATAATTAAGAACCATTTAAATACCTTGACAAATCGTGGACACATCATTACAGCCAAGATGCAAAGGCTTGGGGATGGAAAGTGGATAGCAGTTTACCGCCAGACAGATAATCCATACATTGCCAAGACTGAGGATGATCTGGACATATCTAAAGAAGAGAAGATGGAGTACACAAAAAGATACGCAAGTGATCTAGCAGCAATGAAGGCTAACCCAAACTTACGGATTATTCGCAGATTAAATACCAGAGTTGAGATGCCAAAACGAAGTAAGGCTAGTCAGTACAGAGGGATCGGAAGTTCATTTGCGATGTGGGAGTCGGCATGAGTGCAAAGACTAAACATGATCTAGGTGAGATAAGCAAAAAGAATATCTGTAGCTACATCTATAACAACCCAGCATCAATGGTTCAGATTAAAGAAGCCACAGGATTATCTCTACCATATATCAGATTAAAATTAATTAACCTAAGCAATGAATATATGGTTAGAGAGTCTAAAATACCATCGCTAGGTAGGAGAATGACACACTACGAATCTTTTAGTGAATACACACCTAAAGAATACGCTAAGAAGCCATTTTTAAGAGCCTATGCGCCATTAAAAAAGCTAGGTGATGACTTTGTATCAGAAGTATTAAATAGGCTCTCTAGTCAATCCCCAAAGATTGTGGCAATAGACATGGGGATAAGTTTAAGTAAGGTTTACTATGTGAGGAGATATCATGGCAGCAACTAATAATATTACGGGGCATAGTCTGGTTAGCAAGGTAGGTGACAAGGATCAGCAAGAAAAGTTTAACGCTAACTTTGATGCTATTTTTGGAGTGAAGCCTAAGAAAGAAAAGTATGTGCCACCAACATTAAGTGATCCATTGTGCAAGGTATGCGGAAAGCATTTAGCAAGCACTAAAGAGTGTGCATGGACAGGATGCCAGCTTAATTGGGATGAGAGCAGGATAGATGCTATTGGTGCTAATGGAGATGGGTTTCCATATAAGTCACACTATGAAACTCAAGACTAAGCTGTTGATAGCCTGTATCACTTTTCCGCTATGGTTGCCGTTTGCTATAGTGTGGCTAGTGTTAGTTGATATATGGGATGCTAGATAAAAAAGCCCCTTTTGAGGGCTTCTCTATATATCACTTTTTTGCGATTAATTATTTGTTCATAACGTACATAGTAACTTCAAAGCCGAAACGCATTTCTGTAGCAGTAGGTTTAGTCCACATGATTAGTCCTTAATTTATACCAAGCTAAATTGCTTGCTTGTAACATTTGGCTATTTATTACACACAAAGTTTCTAAGCATTATCATGAATTAAGTTTAAAAAAAGCACTAATAATCAACTATTAGTTAATATTTACAAAATAATTTAAACTATTTAATAAAAAAGTGTTGCATTAATAAATAATAGGAGTATAGTTACTACATCGGTGATTTAAATCTACTTGCTACCGATCAATTAAACGCTAAAGGAGAAGTAAAATGGAATTAACACAATACGAAGCAGTTGGTATCGCAGAAGGTTTTATTGAAGCAGAATCAGAAGATCAAGTAATTGCAGCATGGCAATATCTGGTTGATACTGGTTTGGCTTACAAACTTCAAGGCTGGTTTGGTCGCACAGCAAATTCATTAATTGATGACGGCATCATTTCAGCCTAAGGAGAAAATAACATGGCTTATGTAAATAACGAAACAAAGGCAGCAATCCACGCAGCACTTAAACCAGTATTCAAAAAATATGGTATTAAAGCTACTGTAGGTCGCAATTCTTATAAATCAACATTAGTTGTAAATGTATCTGCTGGTGACATTGATTTTGGTAAAGATAACGAACAGGTTAATGTTTACTGGATCAATGATCACTATACTGGCAAAGCTAAAGACTTCTTAAATGAAGTATTAGATACCATTAAAAAAGCTGGTGCATGGTATGACGAATCAAACGCACAAATTGATTACTTCAATACAGCATTTTATATTGACATCAATATTGGTCGTTGGGATAAGCCATACGTTTATAACAATAAAGTAAGTCTATCTAACGTGCTTGCGTTCAACGCATTGCAAGAGTTAGGTAAACTTCAACTAGTGTACGTTAAATAAGGAGAAGATCATGGGGCAGTATCATACGCTTTACAATGTAGATAAAAAACAAAAAGTTGATGGATTAGATGGATATAAACTTCTTGAAATAGTTGGACATCCTAAATCAACAGCTACCGCACTATTTCTATTGGTTGCTAATAGTAATGGTCGTGGTGGTGGTGATGTAGAAAATCATCCATTAATTGGCTCTTGGGCTGGAAATAGAATTGTAGTGCAGGGTGACTATGCAAAAGAAGGTGATCCTGCATTTATATCTAATACTTATGACTATGAAGATATTACAGGGCAGGTATTAGAACTTCTTAATACCGCTTTGAAATATTATTGAGGAGAATATGGCAGATACATTTAATGATAATTTGGAAAAGGCTGTACAATCAATTTTAGATAATAAAGCAATTGATCTTGGTGACAATCGCAATTTAATTAGAAGTGGTCTAAAACGTCATGTACAGCTTTTATTTTATACACGAATAGATAATATAATTAAAAAGTTAGTACCCTAGACCTTTAATTAGATCATCAATATTGGACATATATGCGCCTTGAGATTGTGCGCTAGTGTCATAATAGGCAGAATCCAGTAGACCATATCTTGGTTTGCTGGAAACTCCTTTTAATTGACCTGCAATTTCTTTTGCAGTCATTGTACCTTCTGGATTAAATACCAACATACCACCATCAGGAGTTGATGAAACTACACCGCCTTTTGGATTCAATTTTCTTCCTGCATCAATAATATCTTTTGCGCTTGCTTTTGGATACATAATAGCAGTAGCAGCTTCTTTATTAATATTAAATGGTAACTTACTGAATCGTGCAGCACCAACACCCCATTGACCTAGATCGCCACCCATTGATTCAGCATATTTTTGAAGTGGCAAATAATCTGAAATTTGTTTTGTTGGAACTCTTCCAATGTTTTGAGCATAAACACGATTAAATTCTTCTGCATTAGATGCAGGATCTACCCATACACCTTGAGTTTTACTCATAGGCGCATCAGCCAAAGGCATACCTTTTGCTCTTGCAGCTTTTAACGCTTCGTTGTAACGCATATCAGATAAGAACTGACCTTGACGAGAGGCATTAGCACCTTGCAATAAACTTGGAGATGTTGCTTCAATATTTACTTGTGCGTTTCTTAATGGCATTGTAGACTTTGCATATTGTAGAGATGCAGCAGGGGCAAATGGTGCAGCAGCACCTAGCAATCCTAAAGCACCCATTCCAGATTTCATATAATCTCCAGATTGTGCGCCAGAGTAAAAATCTTCTGCGTTATATGGGATTGCCATAAACGGATTAAACATTTTTACTATATTTTTCATTTCTTCTTTAGCATTATAGTCTGCTGGTAATGTAAAATTTGGGTTGCCTTTTGTATATTTTGGCGGTAAAAATTTCTCTGGCATAACTATCTCCCTAAAAGACCTTCTTGATATTTGTAATAGCTATCTATAACTTCTTGATCAATTAACTCGCCAATATTACTTTTTCTTTTTTCCATTGCACCAATTGCCATGTTCTTAATAGCTGCTGGATGTTTTTCTGGGTATTTTTGAGAAAAGAATTGAAATAATCTGTTATATGTTTTTGGCATTAATGCTTCAACTGGGGTTGGTTGCAATTTACCAAAATATTGTCCAGCAATATCGGTATCATAAGCTGGTATTTTTGATCCAGATAATGATGGAGTTAATTGTGTATTTTCAAAAGTTTTAATAATATTTCTTCCAGCGAATCCTTTTGGAAGATTCATTATTTCTGGCTCTAAAGTTGAATTAATAATATCCTCAAAGTTATAACCAAATCTTTCTTGATTACCTTTTAAAGACATCTTTTGCATAAATGCTTTTCTAAATTCACCAGCAGTACCACCAGCACCAAATCCTTGTCCAGTTAATAATTGTTGCTGACCTTCTGGAGTTTCAATGCCTTGAAAATTAGCAAATGGTCGTTTTTTTGCCTTTCCTACAATTGATGCTTCTCTCATTGATTTATTAAAGGCAGCAATATCTTTTGTATCACCTCTTAATGCAAATTGTTTTGCAATGTCAACTGGGTATGTTGTAAACCATTCTGATTTTTTAGCCATTGTAATTGGAGTTGAAAAAACTTCACCAGTACCGCCTTGAGCAAGATTTTCCCTTCTGGTTGCTTCTGTTCTTCCAACAACTCGTTTTGCAATTTCTTTTCCAGATGCACCGCCAATATTTTTTTCATAATTTGGAATTAATCTTGAAAAATCACCACCACCCATTGTGTAAACTGGATTATTTAATTGCTCACCAGAAACATTTGTAATTAATCTATCTGCATTGGTAAGATCATAAGGTACAACTTTTAAACTTGCGCCCTTTAGATCCTCAATTCTTAATGGAACTTCTGGAACTAAATTACCTTGTGCTTGACTTTCAAAACGAGTGCCAACTAATGGATTGCGATTTTTAGGAGTATCTGGCAAATAAGCATACATACGAGGATCAATAATATTTCTGCCAAACAATCCTGTACCTTCTTGAATTTGACGAGCAATCTCTCTAACACCTGCTTTAGCACCAACTTGACCTAGCTTTGCTGCACCGCCAACAGCAGGAATAAAATCAACCAATCCTGTAAATCTAGGATCTGCTTGCATTGTTTGCAAACTACCGCCACGCATAAGTGGTTGACCATAAGCTACGTCTTGAGTTAATGGCGCAATTTGATTCAATCCAGTAACGTCAGCAAAGGTAGTTCCGCCAACAACAGGAATGTTTTTGTTTAAGCCATACACATCTAAAGGTTTTCTAATGGTTTCTAACACATTTGAAATTGCACTTAATGATGGGCTGTTTGGATTTTGAGTAGACACAGTTGGTCTATTCTCATTGAAGGCACGTTGCACTACGCTTTCTCTACCTAAAATGCGATTAAGTTGTTCTTGTGTTAGTGCCATATTTCACCTTTAATAATCGTATCGTTCCTTTAGGAACTTAATGGAAACAGCCATTTCGTCAAACGCACCATCGTGTACATCATGCAAGACGTAGAATCCTCGCCAATGTTGATTGCCCTGTGCGCCCAAGTAGTCTTCGCTGTGTTCATAGAACGAGCCTGAGATAATTGCCGTCATCTCTTGACCATCAGCCCTGCGACCATACGAGATTTGTCTGCCCTGCTGGTGACCTGCAAAGCAACTCATGTGCTTCTTGGTGAGTAGTGCTGCCGTACTTGTAATTGGTCTGCCCATCACCCCTGAAGTAAAGTAGTGAGAGTACGCAATGCCATCTATCGTTATTACTTCTAGGAATGGGATTACTTCCCAGTCTTGGTAAGGCAAGTCATCCGTAGAGATAAGACCATCTAGCTTCCGATCCTCGTTGATTGCCCTGTTAATTCTGTGTTCATGGTTGCCGAGTGTCAGCACCATTCTAGGTTTGTATTGCTTCTCTTTATTGCGCTTGGCTTTCTTGTTGAACTCGTACAAAGGTATCAGCAAGGCATCCATAGCTTCACGAGCAGCTTGAATATCCTTTTGGTAACTCCTACCCTCAAAAGATTTTAATCCTCTGTCGTAGGTGCTTAACGATTCCATGTCTGCGAAATCGCCTATGCAAATAATTACGTCTGGCTTCTTCTGTACGATGAAGTTTCCAAGACAAGTTAAGTAAGTAAAGTCATTGCCTTCTTTTGCCTGTACGTCAGGTATAACTAAGTGAATCTTTTCCATGATTTCTCGCTGGTAGTTAAAAAAGAGAGGATTCTGCTTTCCTACGCAATGTCAATCCCTTCAGCACTCTACCACCGCCCCTATCCCAACGCAACAACTCCGCCTTAGCAGAAATTAAGTCGTTTGACAATATCTTTTTACGCAAGGTTGAAGTCTTTAACCTACCAAGACCAAGATTGTAAGCAAAGTCACTACAGGCAACCAGAAGTCCACCTGTAGCGTTAGGTAGTAGTAGCTTAGTGCCAGCCATAAATCTTTTAGCATCTTGCATAAGTCTTTCATCAGCTTGTGCCTGTGTCCATGTGGTTGTTGGTGTAATGCCACCCGTAGCACCCCAGCCGATTGTAAGAACTCCAGCAGGGCAGTAGTACGCTTTAAGATGGCATCCCTCAAATCGCTTGATAAGGGATAGCAGTACCTCTAGTTCGTTCATTTTTTAGATGTAAATACACGATGTGCAAAGTAGAAGCCTAAGATAACTCCAACAAGTTCTTTATCCCACTCGCTGAGTACGAAGCCTTGTGTGTACAGGCAGAACCACCAGATGATGATTGCAGTAGTAGCACAGGCTGGGCGAATGATTCCGTTCCACGCATCTACCCAAGCAATGCCTGTAGGTGTTACGTTACGCATCGCTTCCATGAACGCATCAGCATCCTTTAGTTGCAGGTCTGCATCAGTCTTTACCTCAATCTCTTTAATGCCCAAGTCATTAAGTAGCTTCAGTTTAGTGAGTTCTCGTTCTGCCCTAGCAGCCTCTACAGACTCTTGAGCCTTGATTGATTCTAGTTCGTGCTTCTGGTCTTGGTGCTTAGTCCATGCGGATGATAGCTCACCCCACACCATGCGGAATACTGATCCACCTAAAAAGCTAAATAATGCGCCCATTGTTTTTTCCTATTGCTTGACAAGCATTTTAATTAAGTTTATAGTTCCGAGTACGGTAGTAACAAAAAGTACCCGAAGCCAGTTTTGACACTGCAATGTCACTTCTGGCTTTTCTCTTTTTAACTGTCCAATTCTGGTCGTTCATTAATCTGTATTGATAGGCTGTCATCAGACCAGATACATACCTCTGATTCATCATCAAGTAGGATAACAAGCTCTTCATCAAACGTGCCTACTGACTCAATGGTCTTGCCAATCATGTGTTCAAAGTAACCTTGTAGCGTACCCCTTAATTTAGTAACAGTCATATATCACTCCACTCAAAGCACCGCTATCAATAATCTCGTGTGTTAGCTCACGTTCAGCGATACATCCATCACAAGTCGTACCATCTCCCTCTACGTTGATAATAAATGCTGATTTGCAGTTATCGCACAAAGTGATTTGGTTTATAAATGACTGCTTCATTTGTCAACCTTGTGGTCTAGTTTCTCAAAAATTTTATCTAGCATAGCTTCAAGTTTGTCAAATCGTGCTTCTAGTTCATCCTTGCGTACATAGTGTGTAGGAAGTGATATCTCAATCTTCTGCATATCTGATTTAAGACTTTGTACTGCATCCCATAGTTGACGAGCAAACCAGCCAAGAACAGAAAGAACAGTACCGATAATGATGTTGATTACGTCTTGATCCATATTATTCTTCCCGACTGTTTAGTAAACCCATGTACGGCACAAATGGATCTGTTGGAGATTGATACTGTGGTTGCACAAATCTTTCTTGAATTGGTTTTGATAAGACACCATAACGACCACCAACCCTAGCAGCAGGTAATAAAGCTAAGAATGGGTTTGCTGCACCAACTCCCAAACTTGTACCAGCTACATCGTAAATACTAAATGGGTTTGGTTGTTCTGATACTGGCTTAGTAACCTTTGGAAAGGCTTGTGCAAACTTACCAATTAATTGCAATTGACCAGTTATAGGTGCTTTTTTAGCAACCTGACGAGCAATAGCCTTAGCATCTACTGTTCCAGTAACTGAGTTAGTTGCCTTCTCTACAGTATGAACTTTAGCAATGTTTCGTCTTGCTTCATTTAAAGAATTAACAAGATCTGGCTGATTATTAATTTGAGCTAACTTGTCTAGTTGATTTTCTAAAGTATCTACAAGTGAATCAGAAGCCTGAGCTGCTTTTCTTACTTCAGTTGGATTGCTTGCCATGCCAGAATTAAATGACTTCCATGCTGCACGAGCATCATCCCTAGCCATTTTAATTTCTTCTACTAACTGTTGACCATTTTTAAATATCGGTGTTGTTGTTTTTCCACCAGTAGCTAATGATCGTGAACTAGAAGTTCCAATTTGACCAGCAGGTAATTGTGATGCTTCACGATAAGGTTCTGCAAAAGAATTTCGTAAGTCATCAAACACATCTGTCGTTAGTGGAGTATCGTCAGCAACACCCAAATACTTACGAGTAAGGTTGTTTGTTACTTGTTGGTTTTTAGCACTTGCAAGTTCTTCAGCTTTAAATTTACCTGACACAGTTTCCATTGCTCGTACAGTTTTACCTGCGCCAACTTGACTTGGTAACGCAACGTAACCAACACTTTGACCTGCTTTAAGAATCTTATCTCTAGGTGCGTTTTGTAATTCCTGAAGTGATACACCAGTAGGTTTTGGTCTTGCAAAAGAAGCACCTGTAATACCACCAGCCAAACCACCAGCCATCTGTGCTAGTTGACCACCACCAGCTTCACGAGTTAATCCGCTACCTGCACCACCACCGACAGATGCTGCCAATTGTGTTGGTGCGTTTGCTGTTAATGCTGTTTGAATTCCTTGACCTGCCATTGATGTTGGAGTAGTCAAGCTACCCAATCCCATAGTTGTACCTGTACCTGCAATAGTACGACTAATATCACCAACAACACGCTCAGTTGCATTTTGTGGTTGTGGCAGTCCTAAAACATCAGCCAATGAACCACCAGCAGATACTGGTTGCAATTGTCTATTTGCTGGCAATGCCATGTTAATAGCACCACGAACAGGTGCTTGTAATAAGTCAACTAGAGATCCAGCACCCTCTAAGCCATAGCGAGCAGTTAATCCAGCTTGCCGACCAAGACGTTCAGTTAATGGCGCAACAGGCTGTGCTGACATTGATTTTATTTCGTTAGCAATTACACTAGCAGCTTCAGTATCTCCTGCATTGTGTGCTGATATTAACGCATCTTCTAACTGTTGTTTATTAGCCATAATTAAAGTCCATATTGTTTTAATATGTCAGCTTTGCTTCTAGCTGGCTGTGATTTAGGCTGATTAGATTGTGCTGGCTGACTAACTGAATCATAAGTAGTATTAATTCTTTTAATGGTATTTAGCGCAGCTTGTTTTGTATCTGCTGGAACAGTTGGATCACCAATCTGTGCAGCAGCCTCACGATATAGTTGTTGATCTAGGTTAGATTGTGGGCCTTCTAATCTAGGCATTGCCAATACTAAATTAGCTTCAAGTGCTTTTAATGATGCAATGTTCTTAGCACCTTCTGTTGAAATTCCAACAGTTCTAGCTGCAATATCAGCACCAGCCCCCAAGTAACTTCCTGTAGCACCTTGAATTAATTTTTCAGCTTCATTAATTAATATTGGTAACTTTTTAGCTTGAGCAGCTTTTTCTTGAGCCTTTGCTTCAGCAGCAGTAGGTGCTGGTTTAAATGTTGTCGGTCTGCCCATTATATCTAAAGCTGGCATATTAGGTTTATTAGGCACATAAACGGCATTGCCATTTGCATCAGTCATTACTGTGTAACCTACTTCTTTTGGTGGCTGAGGAGCTTGAGGAGCTAAACCTTTTGGAATTTCTCTTATTGTTTCTCCAGTAATTGCATCAGTAATTAATATTTTATTTCCAGCATCAACATTTACTGTCTTTCTTTCTTTAACTTCTTTTTCACCAGTATAAATAGGCAAGCCAGTATCGGTATCAATTACAACATTATTAACTGTTGCAGTTTTTCTTTCTCTTTGTTTTGGCATTGCTGCTTCAACTAATTTTGGTACTGCTGCTTCACCATAAGCACGATACAATGCTTGTTGTTCTGCTGGAAGTTGTGAGATAGCAAGTTCTCGTGCTTCTCGTTGTTCTTTAGCACGTTGCATCTCTGCAATCTTTTG